CATAGTGTTGCGAGGCCGAATCACCACACACTACTCCACGGTAGGTTCAACCCAATGTTGGTCAATTGACACAACGACTTGGGACACCGTGGTTTCAGATGTGCTGGCAAGAAGTCTCAATACTGCCATACCGGCGATATCAAGACCGGCCATAACACAGTGCCTAATCCAGCTTGAATACGAGGATCAGAAGGATGTGATAGCGAGCCAATTGTGGAGCACGATCCGTTTGTGTGACCTGAGCAAGATGCCAGAGTGCCAGTCCACCAGGTACGCGACGATCATAGGAGTAGACCACGAACGTCCGGAACCCAGACCTGCAGCAAACACAAACAATGCCCCCAATCGCCCACACGACCATGATGTGATCGACCGTGGCACATTAGGAGGAAACGCAGAGGCCGGACCATCGAGCGCTGGGGGACCGACCCATGAGGCTGCACAAGGTTCAGGTGAAAGGGTACCGTTCACGACAGGCGCCGAACAATATCCATTGGGTGGGGGGCCAGAGAAGGAGGAGGTCAGAATCCGTGACCTCCCCGTCCCACCACAGGTCGCTTCCATAGACAGTACAGGACGCGGTATGACTGATGGCTTCAGTCATGGAGCTTCTACCTTAGCAACACCACTCATCTACGGGGGTTCTTTCCCAGCAGTCACGCTCCAGAATGCACTCCAGTCCGTAGAGTGGCGAATGAGACGCCCGCAGGAGGCAAGCATGAATGCCACGGCTAACGTTGACGAGAAGTACTATGCGTACGCGGCGGAGTTCATCAGTGCAATCAAAGAACACGCAACACGAGAAGGAATGACGTTCCCGCTGATCCCATTTGACGAAGAGTATGTAGCAGAGCATCAAGACAAACCCTCCCAGAGACAACAACAAGCGGAGGCAGCGTCAATGCCACTGCGCAACTTCGGCCAATCAACAATGTTCCCAAAGAAAGAACATGGCGCCATACTGCAGACTAGCGACAGCCGTGCGATCGTCACCGAGACGATCTACGATAAGTGTCAACTCGCACGTTACACGTACGCGTTGGCCGAAGTGTTCAAGAAACAGCCGTGGTATGCCTTTGGGCAGTCATGTGCAAGTGTCGCGAACCGCGTGGCTGAGATATGCAGGTTCTGTAGCAGTATTGACATCGGAGTTGCGATGACCGACTACAATCGGTTCGATGGCACGGTCAATGCATTCGTGAGGTGGAGCGTCATGGAGCTGTATCGGGGATGCTACAGCACCGGGGATATGGAGGAAGTGAACCGACTGTTAGAACGAAGGATGAATGTCGAGGTCGTAGCCAAGCATGAAGGCACCAGATCATGCTTAGGATTCTTCTTCAGGTACCTGTCTGGCTGTTCCCTGCTTTCAGGAGACCCAAACACGTCCATCATAGGCTCATTCTTCAATGCTTTCCTAGCTTACTGCCATCATAGGGAGAATAATAAGACCCATGAGGAGGCCATGCGTTTGCTCGGCATATACGGAGGGGACGATGGAGTTACCCCAGTCGAGAATATTGATGTCTACAAACGTGTTGCAGCTGAATTGGGGATGAGCCTTGACGCCCAAATGCACTCTGCCCGATCCTTTGAAGCCTCGGATCCAGAAACGTACGTGAAGTTCCTATCAAGGGTTTATAGCCCACTGGTGTGGAATGGGAGTCCAGACAGCTGCTGCAGTTTCCTACGCACAGCCTCAAAACTCACTTATTCGACCCATACCGATAGGAAGGCCACACGACTAGTCCAGAAGTGCCAAAGCCTACTCATTAACGACCCCAACACGCCAGTACTAAGTGATTACTCCCGCGCCGTTACCCGAACCCACGCATTATTAACTGGGTCGGACTTGTACTTACCTGAGACCCTACATGAACTCAAGGCCATAGGATTGAATTGGTGGGCATGCACAGCGCAGCTTACTGGTGGTGCCTTTCCAAATGAGAACGCAGATGGATGGATAGAGGCCTACATAATGTCAGAGGTGCCAGAACTTGACATCAGCAACTTCCGAGCAGACCTGTTAGCAACGTGGGACCGAACTCTAACAACCCTTGAAAGCTTGAGAGAGGTGTGGGAGCAACACAAATCCGAAGGGAACCGCGCCCACATTCTGGAGTCAGCACTAAGGCACATCGCTAGTGTCACGACTGGAATTCACATCACCCCAAAGCCAAAGCCAGGTCAGATCGAAGAAATCGTAGGCAACGGTGAACATGTTGTCATCAGGGATGACACGGCGCCCAACCGTGTCGGCGAGCACAAACCAGATGTGAATGGAGTCATAACCGTGCGGCCAGACGTCGATACCACAGCATATTCGAAGCATAAGGTGATGGGGTCGTATGTCATAAACGGGGAGATACCCTTCAAGGACCTCACCCCCGGTACCCGCAAGTGTTTGTTCGTAAACGCATTCATGTGCTCGCAAGACATCGTCCCGAAGCCCAAGAGGGTCATGGTCATTTACAGCGGAGCATACAACCCCACCACCATGAACACGTTTGTTAGCCTAGTACGTCACAGCTACCCCTCACTCTGGAAGATCATGCTCATAGATCCAATGTTCACTACCAGTAAATATTACACCACTCGTGGCAGCAAGGTTTCGATCCATGAGTTCCCTTTGTGCAAGAACAGGATGTTGAAACTGCTCAGTAACGATGACTCAAGAGGTGAACCTGGTGATGTTATATGGTTTGATGATGTCAGCCGTGGAGAAGATGATTACCGTATGTTCTGGGATTTGAAGATGGATCTCATGGAAACCATCGGGGACCGGTTGGCTGCCTGCACACTGAAGATCCGAGCAATGGAAGGCCCGCTATTTAGGAAACCTACACCGGGAGCGATTTTCCAGACCCCATCATGGTATCCGGGGGTGTTCACAGATGTGTCAGAGTTAAGGTTTATGTATACTAGGAACCATCGCTCAAATGGAATCGGAACCCCAACCATCAGCGACCAAGAGACGTACCAAACACTGCAAGAGAGATACCGCATTCCGATGGCGACGGCGTTGCAAGTGCTTGACACCGCCGAGAGGATAGTGAACGCAGATAAAGGGTCATACATACTACCGGACGACCCCGATAACAGTCACCGCGGGACCAACGAAGAGGCGAAACCAGCCCCTGCGAACAGCACCACAACAGTGAAGAGAGAGACCAAGGCCC